CCAGAAGCCCGCAAGCGGTTCCGTCAGTCGGAGACTCGTCGCTTGGAACGGAAGTTCCTTCGTCGATATCTATACTGATAGTCTTGCTTTCGACGGACATTATGGCAACCTTACCAACTTTGGTGTCGCTCAGTTTGGACACTTAGTTGGAATTTCTACATCGGCTGAGGCCGAGGCTCTCGCGAAGGTGTACGACAAAATCAGAAATGATGCGTACGGCGCCAACGGACTCCTCTTCTTAGGGGAGCTTCGAGAGACTATCCACATGCTACGTAACCCGTTAGAAGCAGCTCGTAAAGCGACGACCAACTACCTAGACCGTTTAAAATCCGAACGGTCGAAAGCTAGAAGGTTGAAGCAGCGCAAGTCTGAGACTGACGCTGCCATCCGACGTAGACAGTTAACCGCTGTTAAAGACGGTATGGCAGGATCGTGGCTAGAACTGCAGTTCGGTTGGAAACCCGCGGTCTCCGATGCCAAGGAGATTTGTGGGGCGATACTGGACGCGCTCAATGGCGAAGCTCGAAGGAGCAGAGTCAGAGGCAAGTCACCTGCAGTTGAGAAGGCCGAAACCGGCACCACTGTTTTGCAAGTAGCCACTAATTTGTTGGTGACCACAAGTCGCACAACATTTACGACGGCGAACGTTCAATATGTAGTCGGGTTGAAGCACTCTTTGGACGGCCCTAGTGCCCTAAGTAGTGATATGTTCAGAAGACTGGGGTTTCAATTCCAGAATTTTGTCCCTACCATCTACGAGTTGATACCGTATTCCTTTATTATAGATTATTTTAGTAATCTGGGGGATATAGTATCAGCAGCTTGCACAGATACGTCAGGCGTGTTCTACGTGGTGCGTACAGAGCGTCAAGAGACTCGAGTGATTCTTAACGAATCATTCAGTTCTTACGACGAATCCTGGACTAACAACACGTGGCATGCACAAGGCATATATGGCGAGTTGCACGGGCACCGGAATTTCTGGCACTTGACAATCACTCGTACTTGTCCATCTTCGTTGCCTATTCCTTCACTAACGCTAACGGTACCTGGTATCGATAGCACTAAATGGTTGAATATGGCCGCGCTGGTGGCGGGTGCTCGTGATTTTCGTTTCCGACGTTAGCCTTGCGGCCCGTCGGGAGATCTCAAACCCTCAATTGAAAGTTGGTCCATCATGACCTTTTCCATTACGAGCCCCATCACGGGGCAAGCCCAGACCGGCCTCACCTCTCCGACGTACACGGTGGTCGCGGATACTCCGCCGAACATCAATGCGAAGCAGTGGGTGGTTACGGCCCTGGGTGGTACGCAGACAGGTGCGGTTGCCCACACTGTGTCTGCGCCGTTCTCGATCGCCATGTTTCGGCCGCAGAACCCTCAGGTTCTTGCGCCCGTCAACCCGGTGACCGGCGTACTGACGAAAGTCCCGACGAACACCTACAAGGTGATCACTCGGAAAGGCGTCCTACCGCTCCCAGGCCAAGCCTACAAGAACATGGTCATCACTACGATGATCGAAGTTCCTGCTGGCGCGGATACTGCGGATCCTGTCAATGTTCGAGCTGGGCTCTCTGCTCACTTCGGCGCCCTTGTCCAGCAATCTGCTGGCATCGGCGACACGGGTGTGTCAGGGACGCTGTAGCCAAAAGCTACAGTGACCTACCCGAGCTGGTTCGCTCGTCACGAAGTTTTCACCGTCAGACGCCTGAAAAGCGCGAATGATAGTGAGTACAGCATGGATGAGTGGTTGTTAACTCAGCCATTTGTTCGTGCTGTCGAGCATCTATCGAAAGATATATGCTCTTACGACGTGCGAGTTGGCCTCTTAATTGATGACAGGACGGACGAGAGTGTTGAACTCCCGTTCATAGTGGAAGGAACGAAATGTACCCCTATAAGGGTCTTTACGATGCTTTTCTGTCTGATATCGCTAGCGCTTGTCCAAACCACCCTGGAGCTCCTCTGTCGTCTGACATGGGGCTTGAAGAGGTTAGGGCACAGATGCTCTACAGGAGCTTCTATAAGAAGATAGAGCCGAACGGCATGAGTGCTGAAGCCAACGCTAAGGCCTTGGAGAACGCCAACGCTATAAACGAAGGCATTGCAACCGGTCCGTTTGAGTTCCCTGTAGAATCGGAGCATGACTCAGTATTCTGGGATTACTTCCGGGATAATGTTCTAAAATGCATGCGACCGTGCGACGAGACGTTCGATTTGGAGTATATCCGCCGAACGTTTACGGTGGGCCCGGGGAGTAGTCTAAAATGTTGGAATGAGAGCTTCTATACGAAGCTCTTCAATTCCCGCATCACGGCTACTCACCCGTACCTGCTAGCCCTTTACAGGGCGGCTATCGTCGAGTCTGACACGTGGTCCTTAGCAGAAATGCAGAGGGATACCAAGTTTGGACACGAGATAGTTTCAGGCAACCGTTTGTTCTTCGTCCCAAAGAC